TTGAAGGACATCTGAAAAAGGTGTCCTTTTTTCATGCGTGAAAGTGAGGTGATTGTCATGCTTAATGTCAGACAAGAAAAGTTCTGCCTTGAATATGCGAAGTGTGGCAATGCCACAGAATCAGCAAAAAAAGCAGGTTATGCAGAAAAAACATCATATTCAATCGGACAACGATTGTTGAAAAAAGTTGAAGTGAAAAACAGACTTCAGGAATTAGCAAAAATTGCAGAAGATGCAAAAATTGCAGACATTCAAGAAATGCAGCAAAGATTGACAAGTATCATCAGACAAGAAACGGAAGAAGAAGTTATTGTTGTTGAAGGATGTGGTGATGGATGTTCAGAAGCAAGGGTGATGACAAAGACTGCATCATTGAAAGACATCATCAACGCAATTGACAAACTTGGTAGGATGCAGGGTGCATTTAATGAGAAAGTGCAGATTGATATGTTACCGGTAATTATTAAAGGGGAAATGCCTGATGACTACTAAACAAGATATTCTTGATATTAGGGATATTGTTGGTCATTCTTATGGTGACTACTGGAATACAAAGAAAAGATATGTTGTGTGTAAGGGTTCACGTGGTTCTAAGAAGTCAAAGACTACCGCATTGTGGATCATTTATCACATGATGCAATATCCTGAAGCAAATACGGTGTGTGTTAGAAGGTATCAGAACACATTGAGAAATAGTTGTTTCAGTGATTTACAGTGGGCAGCTAGACAACTAAAAGTTGAACATTTGTGGGATTTTCCAAAATCAATGCTTGAAATCACATACATCCCAACTGGACAGAAGATATTGTTCAGAGGTCTTGATGATGGTTTGAAAGTAACATCAATATCAGTTCCAAAAGGTGTTTTATGTTGGGTGTGGGTTGAAGAAGCATATGAAATAAGCAATGAAGATGATTTCAATAAATTGGACATGTCAATTCGTGGTGAAGTTCCTGATGGGTATTTCAAAAGGTTGATGATAACATTCAACCCATGGTCAGCTACATCATGGTTGAAAGCAAGGTTCTTTGATGTTCCTGATGATGACACATTCACAAAGACAACCACATGGAAGTGTAATGAGTGGTTGGATGAAGCTGACAGAAAGATATTTGAGAAAATGAAAGTCAACAACCCTAGACGTTACCGGATTGAAGGTGATGGGGAATGGGGTATTGCTGAAGGTTTGATATATGAGAAAGTAAGATTTGAAGACTTTGACGTGGATGAAGTCAGAAAGATACCTGATATCAAGTCAGCATTCAATCTTGACTTTGGTTTCACTGATCCAAATGCGTTTGTATGTGAAATGGTGGACAACACCAACATGATTATATATGTATTTGATGAATGGTATCAGACTGGTGTGACAAATAAAGTCATAGCAGAACAGATAAAAGCAATGGGTTATGGTGGCCAACGCATCATTTGTGATAGTGCAGAACCAAAGTCCATTCAGGAATTAAGGGATGAAGGAATCAATGCAGAACCTTCACGCAAAGGAAAAGACAGTGTGAATCATGGTATTCAGTTGATACAAAACTATACAATTGTGGTACATGAAAGAAACTGTCCTGAATTTAAGAAGGAAATACAGAACTATTGTTGGGCAAAGGATAAGGATGGAAAACCAACGGATAAACCTGACCATGAGTTTTCACATGGTATGGATTCAATGCGTTATGGTGTCAGCAAGATACTGATTCCTGAAACATTTAGTTTTGATTAAGGGAATAACCACTTGGTTATGTTCACGTTTGAATGGTTGGAGTAATTACCATACTGTGATTCCAGTGAAAAACCTATCGGATGCATACGAGGTGCTTCGGCCGGTGGTTCTTATATATTAAGAAGGTGGTTATGTGACAACAAAACAAAGACATGGTGATGTCAAAAGAACAAAATATGACTATCAGATGATTGATGGGAACTGGACACACTATCCGGTTGCATATTGTCACAGATATAAAGGTGTGTTGACCAGGAACATGATGAACACACATAAATGCAATGAACGTAATTGTCACAGATTAGATAAAAATATTGATTTTGAGTAAAGAAGGAAGGTGAAAGATGATGTTCAATTTTGCTAATAGTTTCATAGAACGATTGGTGAATAAATCAGCATCAGCACGATTGACTGATGAAGAATTTATTGTGCGTGAGATACGAAAATTCAAAATGTCGAAAAGAAGAAAGCAGATGATTGATGGTGAAAGATATTTTGAAGGCAATCATGACATTTTAGATAGAGAAAGAACAGTAATTGGTGTTGATGGTCAGCTTGAAGCAATCAACAACCTTCCTAACAATAGAATTGTAGATAACCAGTACAAGAAGATGGTAAATCAGAAGAATAACTATCTACTTGGACAACCTATCACAATTCAGTCAGAGAATGAACAGTATGCGGCAATATTAAAGCAATACTTCAACAGACGATTCATGCGAACCTTAAAGGCTATCGGTGAAGACAGTTTGAATTGTGGTATTGCTTATTTATTTGTGTACTACAATGAAGAAGGTCAGTTGACATTCAAAAGACTTGATCCAACTGAAGTTATTGTTGGTTGGGAAGATGCAGAGCATACAAGAATCAGTTATTTCATCAGAGTATATGAAACACTGGTGTATATCGGTAAAGATGAAAAGGTTGTTGAGAAGGTTGAAGTATATGATGAAACTGGTATCACATACTTTGAATTGAGTAATCACACATTGAAGTTGGAAGGTCATGAATCATATTTCATGATAAATGACAAGGGATTCAACTGGACAAGGATTCCTTTAGTTGCATTCAAGTACAACAACAAAGAGATTCCATTGATTAAGATGGTGAAGTCACTTCAGGATGGATTGAATCTGATTGAATCTAACTTCCAAAATAACATGGAAGAAGATACAAGAAACACTATCATGGTACTTGTGAACTATGATGGTCAGAACCTTGCAGAGTTTAGAAAGAACTTTTCAACATATGGTGCAGTTAAGGTCAGAAGTGCAGATGGTGCGAATGGTGATGTCAGAACACTTCAGGTTGAAGTCAATGCTGAAAACTATAAAGTAATTATTGAGTTATTCAAGAAAGCAATTATTGAAAATGCAATGGGATATGATGCAAAGGATGACAGAATGTCCGGTACACCAAATCAGATGAACATCCAATCAATGTATAGTGACATTGACCTTGATGCAAATGGAATGGAAACAGAGTATCAAGCAGCATTTGAAGAACTGTTGTGGTTTATCAACTGTCATCTTGCTAATACACATCAGGGTGACTTTGAAGGTGAAGAAGTTGAAGTAATATTCAATAGAGATATGATGTTGAATGAAGGTGAAATCATCAGCAACATTCAAGCATCAGTTGGAATCTTATCTGATGAAACACTGGTTGCACAACACCCTTGGGTTGATGATGTGGATGCAGAACTAGAACGTCTTCAGAAGCAGAAAGAAGAAAACATGGATCAGTATGGTCTTGCTTTTACACAACCACAACAGACTGGTGGTGAAGACTTAGATGGCAAAGAATAATGAGTATTGGAAGAAAAGATTTACTGCATTAGAGGATGCACAGAACGCATACAGTCAGAAGGTTTATAATCAGATTGCACCTGCATTCGATAAGGCAGAAAGACAGATTCAGAATCAGATTGAAATATGGTATCAACGATTTGCAGACAATAATGGTGTGTCTATGCAAGAAGCAAGAAGACTGTTGAATGCAGATGAACTGAAGGAATTGAAGTGGGATGTCAAAGAATATATCAAGTATGGTCAGAATAATGCACTGAACCAACAGTGGTTGACTGAATTGGAAAATGCTTCAGCAAAGTTCCATATTAGCAGACTTGAAGCATTGAAACTTAGAACGCAGCAGGCACTTGAAGTTGCTTATGGTAATGAACTGGATGCGATTGATGGCATGTTAAGACATCAATTCACTGATGGATATTATCACAGTTGCTCTGAGTTGATGCGTGGCCTTGGCATTGGTTGGGATATTGGTCAGATTGATGACAAGAGATTGTCAAGAATCCTATCAAATCCATGGGAAGGAGATGGAAAGACTTTCAGTGACCGGATATGGAACAGTAAGACACAGATGGTGAATGACCTTCATCAGCAACTTAC